TTTCAAGCAGTTGACGGCTGAGAAGCAGACGCTGCGTTATCTGAAGGGATTCCCGGTTAGGGAGTGGGTGAAGAAACCATCGATGCGCAACGAGAGTTTGGACTGTGCTGTTTATGCCTATGCGGCATTGCAGTTGAGTTATCGAAAGTTCAATCGCGCGACGATGTGGGAGCAGTTGCGGCAACAGTTGGAAGGAGGCGGCAAAGCGCCGCTAAGATCAAGGAAGCAACAGCCGGCAGCGGCTGCGCCTGGGTTCGTCAGCAACTGGTAGGCCGTGAACATCCCGAGTCAGATCAGAGCGGGCGACACGATCAAGTGGCGCGACGTTGCGGGTGTGGACAATCTTGGTAATGAGATCAGCAGTGCAACGTGGACGCTGACTTATTACTTGCGGACGAATACGGCTAGCGAAGGCGCGACGGTCGTTGGCAGTGCATATGGCACTGGTTGGGAGTTCACGATCAGTGCTAGCACCAGTGCTGGCTTTGATGCTGGCGACTGGTATTGGCAGGCGCTGGCGACGTATAGCACCGAGAAGGTGACGCTGGGTGCAGGCCAACTGCAGGTGCTGGCGGCACTGAGCTATAGCGGCTCGCCTGGTGCGGTTGACGGGCGGACGCAGGCGCAGATTGATCTAGATGCAGTGCAGGCGCAGATGCGTGCGCTGATCAGCGGCGGTGCGGTGCAGCAGTACAGCATCGCGGGGCGGAGCCTGAGCCGGTATAGCTTGAGTGACTTAATGGCGCTGGAATCTAAGCTGAAAGCTGAGGTCAAGCGAGAGCAGATGGCCGAGCTGATTGCTAATGGTCTTGGCAATCCGCACAACCTGTTCGTGAGGTTCTGATGGGTCTGCGCACGCGGCTGTTCAAGGCGATGGGATTCGAGCCGACGCGGCCGAGGGCTCGGGCTTATTCAGGTGCGCGGATGAGCCGCCTGACGGCTGACTGGGTGACCAGCAGCACCAGCGCCGACAGCGAGATCAAGGCGAGCTTCAAGACGCTGCGCAACCGTGCACGGCAGCTGTGCCGGGACAACGACTATGCGCGGCAGGCGCTGCGGAGCATCCAGAACAATGTGATCGGGCATGGCATTCGGCACCAGGGCCAGGTGCGGATGCTGCGTGGCGGGAAGCTCGATGAGGTGATCAACGAGCAGATCCACGAGGCATGGGAGAAGTGGATGAACAAGAACCGCTGTGATGTGAGCGGGATTTTGGGCTTCCATGATTTGGAGCGCCTGCTGGTGCGGAGCCTGGCCGAGAGCGGCGAGGTGTTCGTGCGGATGATCAAGCGGCCGTTCGGTGACTCGAAGGTGCCGTTTGCGCTGCAGGTGTTGGAGGCGGATTATCTGATCGATGACGATGTGCCCCAGGCGAAGGATGGCAACATCGTTCGGATGGGCATCGAGGTGGACAGCTACCTGCGACCGCAGGCTTACCACTTCTATGCCAACCACCCCGGCGATGTGTATGCCGGCAACACGCGGACTAATGCCAAGCGGATTCGCGTTCCTGCTGATGAGGTGATCCATCTGTTCCTGCCAGAGCGGCCGGGCCAGACGCGGGGCGTGACGTGGTTCGCCTCGGCGCTGATGCGGCTGCACATGTTGCAGGGATACGAGGAGGCGGAAGTGGTGCGTGCTCGGGCCAGCTCGGCGCTGATGGGCTTTATCACCAGCCCTGAGGGTGAGCTGGTAGGTGATGAGGTCTATGAAGGCGAGCGGGTGAGCAACTTCGAGCCCGGCGTGTTCAAGTACCTGCAAGCCGGCGAATCGGTGACGGTGCCGGACCTGAATGCACCCGATGGCCAGCTGGAGCCATTCACCCGTTCGATGCTGCGTGCTGTGGCGGCTGGTATTGGGGTGAGCTTCGAGAGCATCAGCAAGAACTTCAGCGAGAGCAACTACAGCAGCAGCCGGCTGAGCCTGCTTGAGGAGCGCGATACCTATCGCGTGCTGCAGCGTTACATGATCGAGAACTTCCATCAGCAGGTCTTCAACAACTGGCTGGAGATGGCAGTGCTGAGCGGTGCGTTAAATCTGCCTGGCTATGAGACAAACCCGGATCGCTATCGCGCTAGCAAGTGGGTGCCGCGTAGCTGGGAGTGGGTGGATCCGCAGCGTGAGGTGGATGCTTACAAGACTGCGGTGCGGTGCTGATGCAGCGCCAGTCGGAGCTGGCCAAGCTGGATGAGATGGACATCGTGCTCGATACCGATCCGAGCGAGGTGACAGAAGGCGGCACCAGCCAGCCTGTACGGCCGATGGGATCTGAGCCTGCGTTTGAGGAGACCGAGCAGGTGATGGAAGAAGAGGAGAGCTATCCCGAGGAAGAAGGGACTGAGGATCTGACAGAGCAACTGCAGGGAGATTGATGGCGAACATCAATGGCACCGAGGTGGATCTGATGCCCACCGATGGGATGAAGGAAGAGGCGCAGCGTTATCGGGATTGGAAAGACGAAGGGCGAGCCGGCGGCACTGAGGTGGCCGCGGCCAGAGCTGGTCAGATTCTGAGCGGTGATGAGTTGAGCGCCGACACGGTGATCACGATGGCGGCATGGTTTGCACGCCATGAGGTGGACAAACAGGGGGAAGGCTTTAGCCCTGGCGAGGATGGCTACCCATCACCTGGCCGCGTTGCATGGGCAGCATGGGGCGGCGATCCAGGCCAGAGTTGGGCTAGCGCGAAAGCCGATAGAATCAAGACATTAGAGAACAGAAGCGCAATGGATTTAGGGCGCCCTTATCCGAACGAACATGCTGCGCGGTTGACTGATCCTGAGCAGTACGACTCGTTGCGTCGAGAGAATGATGCGGGCGGCCCCGGCATTGATTTCATCTATGGGATCAAGGAAGGCGTGAGTGAAATCCAAGCCATCCGGTTCCGTAGTTCGGAGTACAGCCCAGCCGAGGCGCGTGAGTGGCTGGCTGAGCATGACTTTGATGCGATCGAATTTGAGGAAGCGACTGGCGATGGCGAGGCTGAGCGTGCTGAGCCGAATGAGCTGAAGGAAGGCGACTTTGTGCAATGGGATTCGAGCGGCGGCACTGCCCGCGGTCGGATTGAGCATGTGATGCGTGAAGGCACGCTGGGCGTGCCCGACACTGAGTTCAGCATTGACGCCAGCGCCGAGGATCCGGCTGCGCTGATTCGGATCTATAGCGAAGGCGACAATGGCTGGGAGGCCACCGAAACGCTGGTGGGCCATAAGTTCTCGACGCTGAGCAAGATCCCTGCGCTGCGTGCGCTGGAGGGCAAATACAAGCGGAGCGAGTCCACAGCATTTGATGAGGTTGAGGATCGGACCTTCGAGTTTCCCTTTAGCTCGGAGTATCCGGTGGCCCGGTATTTCGGCAACGAGATCCTGAGCCATGACATCAAGGCGGCTGATCTCAGTCGCCTGAACGATGGCGCTCCGCTGTTGTTCAACCACAACCCTGATCGTGTGATTGGTGTTGTGGAGCGTGCTTATGTCGACGGCAAAAAACGCCGCGGCTATGCGCGTGTGCGGTTCAGCCGCAACGCATTCGCTCAAGAAGTCTTGAGCGATGTGAAGGATGGCGTTCTACGGAATGTCTCCTTCGGCTACTCCATTGACAAAATGGAGGAGCGTGGCAGTGGTGACTTTGTTGCTACTGCCTGGTCGCCTTATGAGATTTCGGTGGTGTCGATTCCGGCTGACCCCGGCGTCGGCATCGGCCGATCTCTTGAGGCTGATGAAGCTGCTTCGGCAGCACCAACACCCGATCCCCTTCCTGAAATGGAAAACACCACCCCTGATCTGGCAGTGGTGCGGGCTGAAGCCGCTGAGGCTGAACGCTCCCGCATCGCTGGCATTTCTGCCATCTGCGACAAGTACAACATGGCCGATCTCGGCCAACAGCTGATCGAATCTGGTCGTTCTATCGACGAGGCTCGCGCTGCTGTTCTCGACAAAATGGACATCAAACAGGAGCCCGTCACCATGAGCGCCGCCGACATCGGCCTTACCGCACAGGAGAGCCGCAGCTTCTCCTTCCTGCGTGCCATCAACTATCTGTCCAACCCGACCGATCGTGCTGCCCGTGAGGCTGCTGCGTTTGAGATCGAGGCTTCGGAGGCCGCTGCCGCCAAGCTCGGCCGTCAGTCCCGTGGCATCACCGTGCCCCAGGAAGTGCTGCGCCGCGACCTGAACGTGGGTGCTGCTACTGCCGGCGGCAACCTGGTTGCTACCGAGCTGGACGCTGGCTCCTTCATCGATCTGCTTCGTAACGCTTCGGCCCTGGATCAAGCTGGCGCCACCGTGCTGACCGGCCTGACCGGCAATGTGGCTATCCCCCGCCAGTCCGGCGCTGCTACCGCTTACTGGGTGGCTGAGTCCGGTTCGCCCACCGAAAGCCAGCAGACCGTTGATCAGGTGAGCCTGGTGCCCCGCACCTGTGCTGCTTACACCGACTTCAGCCGTCGCCTGATGATCCAGTCCTCCATCGATGTGGAGAACATGGTGCGCAACGACCTGGCCCGCGTGATCGCCCTCAAGATCGACGCCGCTGGTCTGTACGGCACCGGCTCCAGCAACGAGCCTCTGGGTCTGAAGAACACCACCGGCATCGGCACTGTCGATTTCGCCGCTGCTGCTCCTACCTTCGCTGAGGTGGTGGATCTGGAGAGCGATGTGGCTACCGCCAACGCTCTGCTGGGTTCCCCGGTGTATCTGATGAACGCTGCCATGCGCGGCAACCTGAAGACCACCAAGAAGGATGCAGGCTCCGGCATCTTCATCATGGAGAACGGCGAAGTCAACGGCTATCGCGGTGTGCTCTCCAACCAGGTGGCTTCCGGCGATCTGTGGTTCGGCAACTTCGCCGACCTGATCATCGGTTACTTCTCCGGCCTCGACATCATGGTGGATCCCTACACCCACAGCACCTCCGGGACTGTGCGCGTGGTTGCCCTCCAAGACGTTGACATCGCCGTCCGCCACGCTGAATCCTTCAGCCGCGGTAACGATTCCCTCTGATCATGTTGATCGAGGTCTTACGGCAAACAATGCTGGCAGGCCAGGTAGTTCGGGTGGGGGAAGTCCATGAGGCATCCCCCTCCGACGCCAAACTTCTGATCGGCATTGGCAAAGCTGTTGCGGCTGCCGCTGCGGTGGCCGAGGTGGTTGAGGAGATTACTCAACCTGCACCCAAACCAACTACCCCCCGACGGAGGGCTAAACAATGACCATCCACAATCTTGGTTCTAAGACCACGGTTCTGGGCCTGCTGCGCAACGACGTTGTGACTGCAACCGGCACCGGCTCTGCACTCGACCTGCAGGGTTATGA